CCTGGCGTCGGCCGGCACGACGATGTCCGTGGCCTGGGCGGCATCCAGCGTGAAGCGGATGGTGCATTGAGCCGCCGAGGCATCCAGGCGCGACACGCCGAGCAGTTCGCCCAGATAGTCCAGAATCGGCCCGCGCGAATACCTGACCAAATTCAACTTAGCCGCTTCCTGGACACCGATGCGCGTCAGCGTCTCGCGGTAGGCCCCCATGTCGACGATGAGGCGCTCCGGCTGGGCCGGGTAGAGCGTGCGGCCGGACATGGCCTCGAACTGGTCGACCATCTCCCCGGTGATGGCGGCCGGGTCGCGGTCGATGAAAACCGGCTCATCCAGGACCTTCCAGTTGCTCATGCCGTGCGCTCCAGTTTGAACGGCGTGCGCAGTGGAGAGAACAGCGTCGACCCCAGGCGCACGGACCACTCCACCAGCATGATGACATGGGACGCCTCAATCGTGGCCGTGATGCGCACGATGTTGGCCCGGGGCTCCCACTCCCGCAGGGCCTCGGTGGCCTCGCGGATCACATGGGGGATGGCGCTGTTGGTCGGGTGGTCCAGGTATTTCCAGGCGTCGCAGCCGAATGTCGGCCGGTGCGGATCAGCCCCTTTTGGCGTGGCCAGCACGATGCCCATGGCCTGCTCGATGTCCGCGAGCTGTTCCACGACCTGGCCGAGCGCGCCGACCTGGCGCGACCAGTCGGCAGAGGCGATCCGGGTGGCATCCACGACGGCGCTGGTCATTGATCCTCCATGGGCGGGATGACGGCTTCCGCATACGGGAGCGCTAGTATTTGCGGCGTCCAGTGCTCGATGCGCACCTTTGCCCGCAGCCGTAATATGTCCCGGCAGTCGATGTCCGCTGCGTCATGCAGGATAATGACCGTTGCACCCTGGATTTCGAGGTAGCCCTCCGCGCCGATGCTGACGCGGACCTGACCGCCGGGCAATGTCGCGGTCAGGCGGTGCTTATTGCGGTCGTATTCAAAAACTGCCCCGTCTTTGAACGCCGTATGGCGCTTGTCCTGGTCGTCTACAGGCGCGGCATCGGCGGCGGAATAGATGGCCCCGAGCACCACCCCCTCCTCATTGTGGTCGTCGATGAGGCAGGCCACGTGCTCGCCCACGTCCGGCATGTGGTAGTCGCGGTCCGCCAGCGTTTTACGCTGGGCCACGGCCAGCCAGTATGACTGGATGCCCTCGTTGTCCTGGTATTGGACGCGCACCCGGCAGGTGGACGGGTCGGCCTGGGTCACGACGCCGAATTTAAGCATCGTCGCCCTCGCTGTCCTCGTAGCCGCGTTTGAGGGTGATCTCGGTGGTGTAGCCCGCGCCCTGCTCCTGGTGGTGGCGCGAGGTGTCGATCAGATAGGTGCCGTCGAAATGGCCGAACCCGGCCAGGGCGACCGTGTTGCCGGCCACCAGGCGCGTATTGCCCTCCAGGGTTATGGAGCCCTCGTATTTACCGTCGTTGGCCCGTTCCAACTCGGCCTCGGCCTGGAGCTTGGCCTGCTGGCTGTCTTCGCAACGGCGCGTCACCTTGCGGGTATCGCCCGAGGCCACAGCCTTGGCCTTGGCTGTGTGCGTCAGGCACTGTTTGGTCTTGGGATCGTCGTAGGCGCAGGTCGCGTCCTGGTAGACATGGAGCGACTTGTCCGTGAGTTTGTAGGTGGCCACATCCAACGGATGCTTGACCCGGAAATTCAGGCGGTGGCCGTCTGCGATGAGCACGTCGCCGACGGCGAGGAGCGAGGCGTCGCGGCGCAGAAAGGGCGCGACTTCGTCGGTAAGGGCTTTTTCACCTTCACGCGCCAGAACCCAGACGTCGTAGTATTCCCGCTTGAAGGCTTCCACCCAATTGCGGAGCGTGGTGGGGGAGGACGGCGAGGCGATGCCCTGGCGTTCCAGGTCCATCTTCACGAGGGTGATGGCCGTGCCAATCTTGAACTGGCTTTGGGAAAGGAGGATCGCCAGGAGCCCCTCCGCCTCGGCATCCGTCACCTTGCTTGTGCCCTGGCGGTGCACTCCGTAACGCGGGGCGATGGCCTCACAGCGATAGTCGCCCCGTCGCAGTTCCAAAGCCCAACGCTCCAGGGACTTCCAGGAGGTGTCGCCGAGCTGCTCGTGGAGAGGCGCGAGAAAGGCCCCCGAGTTGTACCCCCGAACGAAGGCCTCACGGCACTTGGCCATGGACTCGCCGTGCTTGCGGCCCCAGGCCTTGGCCTCGAGGTAGGCCTTGACCAGATCGGCTTTAAGCGCCGCCTTGGACAGCGCCGCCGGCGGCAAGGCCGGTTCCGGCGGCGCTGCAACAAGGGGTGCGGGCGGGACAGGGGCGGAGGTGGCGGCGGGCACGGCTTTGCCGCCCTGGATGATCCCCAGGGCTGGGCGGGAAATGTTGCGCAGGGCGATCTGGACCGGAGCGGGCAGGGAGGCGACGGGGTAGACCTTGCCGCCGCCTCGGCCGGAACGACAAGCGACGGGCCACGCTTCAGAGGTGGCGCGACGCTGTACGGATCGTTCCGTTACCCCCAGTGCTGCCGCAATTTCCTTTGCCGTGGCTGTGTCGTTCATGACCGTTACCGTTCTGAAGATGTCTACGCGTTGCCGGGGCCTGTCCAATGCCCGGTGTAATGGATAGAGACGCCATTCTTGAGTTCGATCATTGTATCGCGCAGAAAGTCTGGTTCATCGTCTCGGAAAAATTCGAAGACTGTATCCTTTCCAAAGAGATGTTCCTCTTCAGACGCACACTCTGGACACTCAATTTCCATCCATTCATCCACATCGTTGACATGGTCGACGGTTTCAAGCACATTATCCATGCCGCACCCTGCATATCCCGATACAAGATGGAGTCTGCCGCAAACAGGACATTTCCCCTGTCCGTAAAGTTCAAATAATGGCCCAACCTCATACGCATCAGCGATGTGGTCACGCACTACGAATCCGTGGAACCCTGTTGTTTCTCTCGCCATCACGCCGCCTCCTTCCCTTTCATGTCCGCCGGCAGGACCAGCAGCTTTTCCGGGCAGCCGATGTTCACCAGTGCTTGGAGCGCCCGACGGTTGTTGCGCTTGCCGTGGATGGTTTCCGACATGATGGACTGTGTGATGCCGGCCTTGCGGGCCACGGCGGCCACCGAAATACGCCGCTCCACCATCCAGGCCCGGATCTTGTCGCCATTCCGGTTCATAGTTCCGCCTCGATCTTGCGTTTGCGCCGGTTCAGCGCCTTGATCTGCCGCTCGGTCTTGGCCAGCTCCAGGAGCTTTGCCTCCTCGCTCTCGATGACCCGCCAGCCTTTCCCGTGGGATCGGGCGAGAATGTCCAACGGCTCGGACGAGCCAAACACATGGCAGAAGAGATTCAGGGCTCGAATGCTCGGCATGTGCTCTGAATTATTTGCATTCAACCATTTCTCGAATGTGGCGAGCCCCAATTCCCTGGCGCTCCCGGTGGTCACTCGCACGCCATGCCGTTTGGCTTCGGCATTGATCCGCTCCACGGCCTCGGCCCGGGAGAGCCCGGAAGCCTCGACGATCCTGTCCATGGACATCGCTATGTCCGCGTCCAGATTGAGACTGGGCAGGTTCAGCAGGCTGAGGCGTTGTGTGTGAGCGACCACTTCCGGTTTCTCCGATCCAAAATTTTCCAGGGGCCGGACATTGAGTCTGCGGGAGGCCCCGTGGTAGTCATGTCTATCGCGGGGACAACTATCGCCCCCTGCGGCGTACAATTAAGTCCAATTGAGTGCCAACGTCAAGCCCAATTGGGTGTTAAAGTTCCGTTCGTGTGCTTATTTTGCAACATTCGTAATTTCAGCTAGTTAGCTGAAAAGTGGGTGTTAAAGTTCGTGTTAAAGTTCGAGCCTCAAACATTAACAGGCAAAGACCGATGAGCATCGGGGACCGACTTAAGGCCCTTCGTGGGGATTCTTCACAGGGGGACTTCTCTCAACGTATTGGTTTTCATAAAAATACTGTTGGAAAGTACGAACGAGGTGAAAGAACTCCAGATGTGGATTTTTTGAGAACTGTTTGTGAGAGGCTAAGTGTGTCTCCAGACTGGCTGCTATGGGGCCAAGGCCCCATGCGCCGAGGCGAAAGCGCCCCGGCAGCGCCTCAGGCAACGCTATTAGCCGTGCCGCCGCCCGAGGACGACTTCAAAATGACCGAAATGGTCACCATGACCGTCGAAGTCTTGGAGTCCGAGACGATCTATAGGACGGCATTGGCAAGCAATATCAGGGCATTTCATCAAGCCGTCAGGAGCGAACGGACGCTGGCGAAGCTGGAAGAACGCGTGGCGGTCCTTGAGGCCCGGGAAGACCGTATGGCGCAAATCGAAGCAAGGATGGAGGAATTGGCAAAAGAAAACGGTGAGTTGAAACGCAGATTAGAGCGTCAGGACGAGAACGCCGCGAAGGCGGTGGGTGCGGACGGGTAATGTGATAACGATCGTCTATTGAATAGAAAAAGAAATGGGCGATGTCAAAATAATAACGTAATCGCGCGTAGATTTTTCCGTCTTTCCGACATTCTCATGCTGCCGGAAGAATTCTCAAAGTAATCTGAAGAAAACCGGCAAAACCAGCAAAAATTCTCAAACCACAATCGAGGCCGATACGCCCCGGAACCCCCCGCCTCAGGCCACTTCCCGGCCTTTGCTGCCTCTGTCCATGCTTCTCAATCTTCCTGATAAAAACTACAGACGGCTGAAAACCTACAGGGCAAGCCATCGAGTCAAAGCTAGAAAACCGATAAACTATACTTCGTGGGTAGCCCAACTTTTTGGAAAAACAACTAAAGAATTAGCTGCAAAGATCGAAAGGTTTTGCTATTAAACTTCCAAGCCAGCAGCGCTTTGGTTCTGCTCTTCCTCAGCCAATTGATGCGAATCATATGATGGGGACGGTTAATACTTTTGCTTCGGATGAAGGTGCTGAAGGATGGTTTGTAAAGGGATTTAAATATGACTGCTGCTTCATCTGATCAGTATGCGGCAGGCGAGCAGGGACTGGGGTATATTTATCAGCCTCGCTTTGCTTTGCTGCGACTTATGGAGCTTCCGGAAAGCACATCAGTTCTTATAGAGAAGGATGATGACCTTGATTTTCTAGATCAAGATGGAGTTAAAACTCTCGCTTCTCTAAAGCACAAAGCTGTGGGCGATCGATTGACTGACCTAGCCACTGACTTCTGGAAGTCTGTCCGTATTTGGCTTGCCCGCTATAACCGAGATGGACGAATCCAGGCGAGTTTGCGTTTCTTCCTGTTTACAACGGGTACTGTTTCCAGCACTTCATTTCTAAGGCACTTTCTTTATAACTCCATCAGTTCTGAGAAAGAAGATATTTCACTGGCAACCCTTGCCAGTGATGTTCTAGCCTTGAGTGAATCAAAGATTATTTTGCAAATTTTAGATGAATATAAAAAATTAAATGACAAAGAGAAAGAAGACTTTCTTTCTCGTATAAGTATTTTTGATAACAGTCCAAGGGTTGTAGATATTCCATTGATTGTAAAAGACAAATATATGCGAACTATACGACGTGAATATAGAGAACCTGTTTTTGAACGACTTGAAGGGTGGTGGAATGATCTTATTGTAAGCCTGCTGACGCATAAGCGTTTTGACCCAATTTATGGATTTGAAGTTTCAGACAAAATGTCTGCTCTTGCAGAAGAATACAGATCAAATAATCTTCCAATAACTTACAGAGGGAGAAGTCCTGCTTCCGAAATTGATGTCGAAAACGATCCGCGCCTATTTGTACTACAATTAAGAGAAATTGGTATTTCTTCAAACAGAATTCGGAACGCTATTTTAGATTACTATCGAGCTTTTGAACAACGTTCAGAATGGGCGCGAGAGAATTTGTTAGTATCTGGTGAGATGGAAGAGTACGAAGATAGGCTAGTAGACGAATGGAGTCGCTATAGAGATGTAGTTTTTGAAAGTATTGAAGAAGATAGTGTGGACTCTGTATTGGTTCAGGCCGGAAAATCTTTGTATATGTGGGCTGATATGCAAAGTGGCAATATCAGCTCCCTTCGGATCCGGGAGAAAGTTACAGAACCATATGTTGTCCGGGGTGGCTTTCATATTCTAGCTAATGTTAAACCATTGCCTCGAGTGTATTGGCATCCATATTTCTTGCGAAAAGTTGGAGCATTGCTTGGAGTGCAGAATGAAGCCATGGGATAGGCGTCCAATTGAAGTGCGAAACTTATTCAATCCTGCGTTTTGTGGATTGATATTATTTAGGTCGATGAGCGGGTATGAAGAAGAAAATATAGATGGGATGCCTTTTTCTCTATCACTGCTTGTGTTGCCATTGTGTTTATATAAAAGCTCACGACTACTAATCGCGGACAGCCCGCGCAGCCCTCTTCTGAAAATTATAGAAAAAAAGCCTGAGATATTAGTTGGTTTTGCTGACCGAGCCGCGGACCTCTTGCCTTATACTTTAGAGGCCTTGGGATTTCTGATGCAGCGATGTTGTTTTGTTGTGTCTTCAGAGGGTCGGCTAAAAATTGTACGAGATAAAGTCCGCAAGTCAGTGCGTGGCACAGAAGAAAGTGTCGCATGTCAACGCACTGCGCGATTTATTGGAAAAGAATTTGCTCGTATTTCAGACAGGGTGACGATATATACTACATTAGGAGTCCAGCCGTGAAAATTAAGTCAATTCATATATATAGTCATGATGGTCGACGACGTGATATTTTTTTTAGTGTGGATGGCCTTAATGTAATAACTGGTAGGTCATCGACTGGAAAATCTGCGCTTTCTGATATTATTGAGTACTGTATGGGGCGTTCTACATTCAATGTCCCGGAAGGTGTTATTCGTGATAAAGTGTCATGGTACAGTGTTTTGTATCAATTTCCGAAAGAGCAGGTCCTTGTAGCCAAGCCAACGCCTAGCCGAGGAGGCGAAAGTTGTAGTGCGGTCGTGCTGCGACGAGGAGTTGAATTGGTAGTCCCTTCCTTTGAAGAATTGATAATTAATTCTGATGATGATGCTGTCGTTTCTTTGCTATCTCGTTTGCTCGGAATTCCAGAAAATATGATCGATGTTCCTCTTGATAACACTCGGGCAAGATATTCGGCTAATGTTAAGCATACACACTATTATTTGTTTCAAAAACAGGGTCTTGTAGCTAATAAAGAACAAATGTTTTATCGTCAAAATGAACAGTTTCAGCATCAGGCGATCAAGGATACGTTGCCTATTGTTTTGGGGGTGTATCCTAATGAGCGATATAGTCTTGAGCTAAAGTTGCGAGCAGCGCAGCGAGAACTTAAGTTAAATACGAAACTGTTAGATCAGGCTTCGGATGAAATTGATACGTTTCAGGAGAAAGCGATTAGTCTTATTTCGGAGGCAAGAGCCGTTGGTGTTATTGGGGAAGTTGATCAATCGATAGAAAAATTTGGAATGATTGAGATTCTCAATAATGCGTTGTCTTGGAAGCCAAGTCTAGTACCGAATGATGATGGAGACCGTATCTCTCAGCTTGAGGACGATCTCAATCAATTGCGGAAAATGCGACGGGAGGTTCAGTCTAGGGTGAATGCAGCTCAACAATTCTCAAAGAGGGCTAGAGGGTTTGCGAGCGAAGCAGCAGAACAGATAGACCGCTTGGCCTCTATCAGAGCATTTCCCAAAGATCCTCAGACAGGTGAGTGGCAATGGCCATTTTGTGAACCAAATTTAGCCCTCGAAACCCCAATTGCTAAAATATTGCTTGATGAATTAGATGCCCTCGCTGCAGAGATGCGCATTGTATCAAATGAGCGCCCAAAGCTTGATGAATATCTGGCCACAGAAGATGCTAAAATCCAAGAAATTGTGGAGTTGATTAAAAAGAAGGAGGTGGAGATTTCAGCAGCTATTGCTGCCAATGAATTGATCGAACAGATGAACTCCCGAAATAATGCCGCAGCACGAATTGTTGGACGGATTAGTCTATTTTTAGAAACTGTGGTGCCTAGTCAAAATACCGCCTTGCTTGAAACAAAAAACAAAAGTTTGAAGATTAAAGTTGATGAGCTTGAGCGAAAAATTGGCGCTGATCGCAGCAATGAAAGACTTGCTTCGATCCTAAACAATATTTCTTCGCAGGTGTCCAGATTTATCCAATTATTTGAAGCAGAGTTTAGTGCGCTCCCTGTTCGTTTGGACATTAATAAACTTACGATTGTTTTTGATCGTCTTGATCGGTCTATTCCGATGTATCGAACTGGTGGAGGCGAAAATCATCTTGCTTATCATCTTTCGACGTTGCTTGGCTTGCATTTATTTGCAGCGAAAAATAACTGTCCTATTCCTAGGTTTATATTGATTGATCAACCTACCCAAGTTTATTTTCCATCTGAACAGATATACAAACAGGCTGATGGTTCTGTTGAGAAGACCGAAGCAGACGCTGATATTGTAGCCGTCAGGCGTTTATTTGAATTGCTTCTTAAATATACTCGTGAGGACGTTCCAGGTTTTCAAATCATTGTGACAGAACATGCAAATCTTCGTGATCAATGGTTTCAAAACTCTTTAGTTGAAAGGCCTTGGACTAAAAGAACCCCATTGGTTCCAGAAGACTGGCCTAATGGATCAGTGTAGTGAATAATGAGTTGCGGACTAGTGTTATATCTTCAGTTCTATGGATTTGCCTCCTGTGTATTTGTCTCGAACTAATATACTTAACAATAACTCTGCCCAGCGTCAGTTTATACCCAAAGTAGATCCCGGCGTCACGCATGGAGTCACCACTGGGCCGGACGTAAAATGTCGCAGCAGGGTTGCTGATGAGCAGTTCGTTGAGGTCCAGCGCCCGATCCAGGTAGTGCTCGGCAGGGCTAGGAAACCGGCCGAGACCGGAGTCAGATACAAGGGCAGGGGCAAGCAGGTGCGAGCCATGGGGCTTGATTGGGAGGTGGGCGCTCATGACGCTTTCTTAAAGCCTAGCCCGGAGTCCTGTCTAGTGTCACGTTCGCTAAATTCCATTGAGCTACGAGGGGAAACCGCTCTCCTCATAGATCAATTGAATTTAGCGAACGTGACACTAGCAACGGCCGAAGGTCTTTCCAGCTACGCGAAGCAAAACGGATTCCTTTAATCATGAACGACCTCATCGCCAAAATCCTCGGGGGCTCCGGCACTGCGCCGGACGCCCCCGGCCCGGATGGCCGCCCGGTCGCCTACACGGTTGCCGAGTGGCAGGCCAACGAATGTGTCCCCCTGGAAGATGCGCGGGCCTGCCGCGACTACTTGGCTTCCTGGCCGGAAGGTCCGCAGGGCGGCATGCTGCCCGTGACTCGGGTCGCTGTGATCCTTGACCTGACCCGACAGGCCGTCCAGCAGCAGATTGCCCGAGACTACATGTACGCGGTCAAGGTCGGGAAGACGCTTCTGGTGCCCCTGGGCGAGTTGGAGCGATGGCGGCCGGCGAAGGCGGGGAGGCCGAGGGCTGGCGGCGTATTCCCTGGGGCTTCGTTTCTTGGGGCCTGCCATCTTGGATCGGGAAAACCAAAAAAATAGTTCTCAAAACGAGAACAATTAACTTGACCGGGGCCGGCCGGATGGTAATATAAAGATGAGACCGATGCACGGAAAATTGCCACAAATATATTGTAAAATTATGTAGTTATGCTACATTTTCTCCATCAAAAAGATGGAGGCGAGCATGAGCGAGCGCACTTCCACGAATCCTGGTATCGCCGACTACGTGGTGGCCCGTCGCAAGCACAAGGATTGTTTTTTGGACGAGATTGATCGTCTCATCGACTGGAAGCCGCTTGAAAAATTACTTCGCAAGAAGCTCCAACGGGTTGTCAACGCCGTTGGCAATCCTGCGTACCCGCCCCTGCCCATGTTTAAAATTCTCCTGCTGCAGCGCTGGTACAACCTCAGTGACGTGGCCGCGGAAGAATCTTTGTACGACCGCCTGTCCTTTGTCCGTTTCGTAGGCCTCTCCCTCGACCACGACGAAGTCCCGGATTCCTCGACCATTTGCCGGTTTCGGCAAAGCCTGCTCGAGAAAAATGTGCTCAAGCGCCTCCTGGACAAACTCAACCATCAACTGGAGCGACGTGGATTGCTGGTCCGTGAGGGAGCCATTGTCGATGCCAGTGTTGTTTCGTCCTCGCGCCGTCCTTCCAAGGTGATCGACGTTCTTCCCGAAGACCGGGAAGAGGATGACGCCGAGGCCTCGGAAGTGACCGTCAGCTACTCCGACGATGCCGACGCGGCCTGGCTGCGCAAGGGGAATCGAGCGTATTACGGCTACAAGATCCACGCGGCCACGGATAGCCGGGACGGCTTTCTCCTTGGCGGGCACGTCACCTCGACCAATCGATCGGACAC